CAGAACAACCAACATACCCACCCACACCTACAGAACAACCAACATACACACCCACACCAGAACAACCAACATACCCACCCACACCAGAACAACCTGAATACCCACCCACACCTACAAGCCAACCTGCATACTCACCTACACCAGAACAACCTGAATACTCACCTACACCAGAACAACCTGAATACCCACCCACACCTACACCAGAACAACCTGCATACTCACCCACACCTACAAGCCAACCTGCATACTCACCCACACCTACAAGCCAACCTGCACCTGCACCACCTACAGGCCAACCTGCACCTGCACCACCTACAGGCCAACCTGCACCTATACAATCAGGAGGAACACGTAGACAGGTTACTGCTAACAAAACACGCCGATGTAAACATTGCAATCATGAATATTAAACACTATGAATCAACGTCATGATTCCAAATATAAATAAGAAAAGTTTTGTTTCTCTATCTACACAAACGGGATTCTTTGTATACGGATGAAATAAGTAAAGGATAAGAATCGTTAATAGAATCATGAAAAGTTTATCTATAGAGGCAAACCTTTTCTCTGATTCAGGAGAAGGATCAACTCTCTTTTTCAAAAAGAAGTAGAGTACCAATAATTTTACGAAAAATAGAACGTACAAATACCAATGCATAAAATAGAATGGTATAATATGTGGAAATTTCCAGGATTAAAACCGCATAATATCAATAAATCAAATCCACTTAAAAAGCCAATGATTAGAATAGTGACGCCACCTAAACAAGGATGTGGCTGTGGTAAGTGAATCACAAATGTCTATGTGGCCTAATGGATAAGGCGTGCGACTTCTAATCGCAAGATTGCGGGTTCAAATCCCGTCATAGATTAATCCTACGTTATACTAATGCATATCATTACTTATGCAACGCATGAAGAGAGATATCTACCGCTATTAAAACAAAGTTATCCAGACCTAGTGGTACTTGGTATGGGCAAACCGTGGAATGGCTTTCAAGATAAAGTATGGGCTACTGTAGAGTATTGCAAACAACATCCGCATGAAATTATTTGTTTTATAGATGGCTTTGATAGCGTCGTACTTCACAATGAAATACTTGCACGTTATGAATCTTTTCAGTCACCATTGGTGATGTCGCATGCAGCCAATCATAAATCCGTTGGAGTGAAATACATACAAGACAAAATGTTTGGAAAATGTAACGAGGTACGATTAAATTCTGGCATGTACATTGGCACTGCAGAAGCAATCATTTCTTTTTGGGAAAATTTTAGTGGGGGGGATGATCAGCAGTATGCAACCTACACATGTAAACATACAGACATGAAGATTGATACTGAACACCTTCTTTTTTATAATTATTCTCCAGATGACACTATCCAAGTAAGGCATGACAAACTCTACGTGAATGATACACAGCCATGTGTCATTAGTTGCCCTGGTAACGCAAGTATTAACACATATCTTACCGAATTAGGATATACACCACCAGCCATTCACTATGATTGGACGTATCGGTTCCGCACCTACCTCAAACATTTTCTACCGGAGATACTTCTCATTACTATTATCATCGCCACTTTGTTCTATGTATCGTTTCCTCTTTCACTGGCAATCTCCTTTTTATTGTTTACAACTTTTTTAGAATATGAATTACATATAAAACATTATCCTATTTCACCATTTTTAAAATTCATTTGCGTGCTCCTTGATGTAGTACACATGGCACTTTTTGGAGTGATACTATATTTAGTATTTAGTTCAGGCTGCAATTTAAAAAACATCATTTTGTTGGATACAATGTATTTAATAGTGGTATTATCTTTTTTTCATTTTAAACGATGTATCATAGCGATTGTTCAAAATAAAATAATACAAAAAACAGTAGCATGGACGGGTCCATTTGATCGGATCAACTATTTTTTAAAACCAGAGAAACAATACATAAGTACAGGTACTACAAAAGGTTGGATAGAATCCAATAAATTAACCTGTTTGATGATTATTTTAGCGAATATCTATTGTTTATTTAAAAATTGATTTTAACCTAACCTATGAACCATAAACATGATTGCCTTTGAACCCGAAACCCATACGTACACCGTGGACAACAAACCCTTTACCTCCGTCACTACGCTACTGTCTACTTGGTTCGCCAAGTTTGATGCAGACAAAGTCATTGCCCGAATGAATCCACCCAATCCCATTGAACTCAAAGCAGAATGGGAAGAAAAGGGACGCATCGCGTCCGAACTAGGCACACAGCTACATGCCGCTATTGAAGCCTACTTCAAGGGAACACCCCAACCCCTAGATACAGTAGAGTATGGCTACTTTCAAGACTTTGTGTCCAAAAACAGTCTGAAAACCTTTCAAGTAGAGTGGCGTCTTTACCACGAGCCTACGTCGCTCATCGGAACGATAGATTATGTATCGCAGCGTGACGATGGATCCTTGGACTTGTATGATTGGAAACGAAGTAGTGAATTGTCCAAAGGGTTTGGACGATGTTTGGTACCGGAGTTGTCGCACATACCGGATTCCAAGTATTGGAAGTATACACTACAGCTCAATTTGTACCGATTTTTAGTAGAAGAAAATGGGTACACGGTAAACAAGATGTATATTGTTTGTTTTCATCCGGTGAATTCAGGATTTCAAAAATTGGAGGTGCAAGAGATTGACGTGAAAACTATATTAAACAAATATAGAACTACTAGTACATGTGGTTGATGCAATGGATCCTATCTTGGTGGAGATGGTTCTTTCCCATTCCAATTACTTATCCATATGAATTCAAGTATCCCTTGTCCGACCAAGTAGAAGAAACGGAAGAGAATATACTTTATAAAAGGGTAGAAGAGGTGACACCGGAAGGTCACGTCTACATGACGTATGATGAACCGAGTAATACTTTTTTTTATTGGGCAGACAAAGCAATATCCTACAAGTATTTGGATGTAGCAGCGCGAAAGTTTGTCATTGTGTATAATTGCAAGGAAGTATATGTCAATTTATTTAGAGAAATTATAAATTCGGCCTTGAAGGAGAAAAAAGAGGAAACGGAGGAAGAAGGACCGTTTGCAACCTTTAAATCGTACAAGCCGAAGAAGATGTATCGTCCGTTGAAAGAGAAGATTAATCAATATAAATATGTAGGGAAATGGAAAGAACCGGAGCCGGTCAAAGAAATAAAAACAAGCAGTTATTTAGAATATAAAAAACAAATGTATGAGCATGATGAGTAAACTTGGTACCACTGCATTGAATGTAGCCACAAGTCCGGCAGCAACCAAAGCAGCAACCACTGCATTGAAATTAGCAGGTCCGGCGGCAGCCGCTGCAGTAACCGCTGCAGCGCCAATAGTAGTTAAAGCAGGAGAAGAGGCATCTAAAGCATATGAAAAATCAGTCACAGCTCCCGAGAAAAAAGGTTGGTTTACAAGAAAAGCCGAAGCAACGCCAGAGAAAAAAGGTTGGTTTACAAGAAAAGCCGAAGCAACCACACCCACAGCAAACACAAACACACCCACAGCAAACACAGCAGCCACTCCCGAAGCAAACACAGCACCCGCAGCCGCACCAACCGAAGCACCCGCAGCAAACACAGCAAACACAGCAAACACCCCCACAGCAGAAGCAACAGCACCAACCGAACCCGCAACCGAAGAGACAGTACCTAAAACCACTGAAGAAGAGAATCTTGTAAAAAAATTCTTACAAAAAGTAAGAAAGGGTGATTTAACTGATGTTGTAAATTCTATAAATGGCGTGAAACCGGAAACGGACGAGTTGTCTATCTTTGAACAGATTAAAAAAGATGCAAAAAGTGGTAAATTTGAAGATATCATGAAATCATTACCTTCTCCACCACCTTTTCCAACCGCTGTAGTCATGCAAATTGTAGGAGCCTTGAATGATATCTTTCAACAAAATATTGGTAAAGTAAGTAAATTTGCTGAAGCCGCCATTGATGCTGAACTTGAAAAAAAGAAGAATGAATTAGAGTTGTCTAAAGCATTAGGAGAACAAGCCAAAAAGACTGATTTAAAATCACAAATGACTACCTATGTTCAGCACGTATTGAACAAGTAATTTATTTTGAATTTTTCTTGTACGCAAGGTATCCTATACTTAGTGATAGGTCAAACGATGACCCCAACATACGTTTGGCAATTTCCATCGCAACCCTCTCTTTCTCTGATAGTTGAGAAAGATAGGATTCCATCGTAACAATAGACTAGAAAATAATAATCAATTTTTATATGTTAAGTTACGGTTCTTATGGATGTGTGTATTATCCGGGAACAGATTGTAACGGACAAACGAATAAAACACATGTTTCTAAAATTGTCAATACTCAATATTCTGCACGAGAAATTACCATGTGTAACAAGATCAAACAAATACCTAACTACCAAGAGTTTTTTGTACCCGTAGAAACGTCCTGTCCCATTCAATCCAACAAAGTACAAAAATGTAGATCCCTTGCCTATGAAACCACGTATACGTTGCTAACCATGCCCTACTTGAAACCAGTATCCATTCCATTTGACATTACCACCTTCAACACACTTACATATGCCATAGAGTTACTTATAGAACATAACTTGGTACATTTTGACATCAAGTTAGATAATATTATATGTACACCCAAGCCCTACTTGATTGATTTTGGTATTTCCTTGGATATGGATGATGTCCAGCTAGCAACTTACTTTTTTATCTATGATCCAAAACAATTTCTCTGGCCCATTGAAGTACACTTGTTATGCTATATGGTAGACCATAATTGGTCAGAGGCTAGTTTACAAAAAGTATGTAAAGAAGTATGCAATAGTCCTATAAAACCGTTGTTAGAGGATGACTATGAGGCGAAGTGTATACAACATTATGATTATGTTTGGAAATTACCTCGTAAAGAAGTGATTACCAAATTACTGGAAGGATGGAAAACATGGGACATGTATGCCCTAACGTTATTGTTATCACAGAAGCATGTCAATTTACATTATGATGCAGAGAAACGATTATCGCCGGCTGCGTCTCGTTTTGCGGCTTGACCGTCTGGATTGTCTTGACCGATTGGATTGATTTGATTTTCTTGACCGACCACCTACAGTGGAGGCAGACCGTGTGAGCGACGAACGCGACTCAAAGCCAGTGACACCACCACCTCTCG